CTTATACCCTACTCTACCTCGGTAATAATTCGCGGGACTACATTAATCGCCTGCAACTCCTGTGCCAATAATTTATATGCATAGGGAATTTCCACAAACGCAAAGTCCGATGTATTATTGCACGTATTGCATTGGTATGTGGTGAATTCACCTTCTCTATACACCGAGTTTCGAACACCATCATTGTAGCTCGCAATCATGCCGCATTTTTTACATATATTCGCACCATATTTGTCAGATACATCGTACAACCTCTCACGACAGAACTTCGACATTCCGTGTGCAATCATTACATCACGCTCCATTTCCCCTATCCTGAACCCGCCATCTCTACTTCTGCCTTCTTGTGGCTGTCTCGTCAAATTCATTACTGGACCATTTGCACGACTGTGTTGTTTGTCCGTCACCATGTGTTTCAAACGCTGGTAATAAGTGGGCCCTATAAATACACTGGTCGTCATCTGTTCACCTGTTTGGCCATTATACATTACCTCATTGCCATAACTTTCATATCCCAGTTTAGACAACGAATCCGCGATTGTTTTTACATCGAAGTTCCCGAAACTAGTGCCATCACCAAACATACCTAGTTCCAACAATACTTTGCCTAACAGCGTCTCTTTCAGCTGGGCAATTGTCATACGGGAAGGAATTGCATGGGGGTTAATAATAATATCGGGTCTTAGTCCATCCTTCGTGAAGGGCATATCACACTCCGGAATAATGTTTCCGCAAGTACCTTTTTGGCCGTGTTTACTGGAGAACTTATCGCCTAATACTGGTTTACGTAGAGCACGCACACGCACTTTCGCAAAAGTATATCCATCCCCATTTCTGCCGGTGTAATTTTTGTCCACATACGTATCTTCGGTCGTGCGGTATATCCTGCTTTGGTCTTCATATTTGATAACTTTGGTAGGGTCATTGCGGTTCTCTTTGATGGGCACGACTTTTGCCATAAGAATATCCCGGTTTTCAATCAGCGCATTCTCCTCCATAAATCCACGCTCATTTACTTTGGTATAATTACATCCCACTTTGATTCCCTTTGTTTTAGTAGGGTCGGGCACTCCACGTATAATTTCGTCGCGCACAATATTTCGGTCTTCATCCTTCTCCGTGTGATAAATGGTGGCCATAAACAATCCACGGTCAATTGACCCCTTGTTCACTAGCACACTATCCTCCTGATTATAACCTGTATGGGTCATAATTGCAACGTGTATTTGGGTGCCAGAGGGTACTTTGTCCAGGTGCAGAATATTCATGAGTCGGGTATCCACCAATGGTCGGGATGGATAGGTAAGCACATAGGCTGTCTTGTCCATACGTTCCTCATAGTTAGTTGCGTATATTCCAATCGCCTGTTTTCCCATAGCACAATTATGGGACGCAAATCCGCCTACGCCTGCAATGAAACTGTGGTTTTCACTCTCCACTTCAATGTCCGATACGAGTCTGTTTGATACAGTTTCAATAGATTCAATGCGTGCAAATATCCAGTCTGTGTTGGATTGTATGTCATATAACATATTCTGCTCGACCCATTCATTGGAAGTACTATCATCCGGCATTGTATTCATATAATCCGTCATTGCAATGAAGGTCGCCTGTTTTTGCGCGTTGTATACCGCACCAATATCGCGCATGTATAAGATAGAAGTATCGCTGTTATACGCGAATTCAAAGTACGCTTTGCCGCTTGCATCCCAGACCACTTGAGAGCATTTAATATTGAAGTATGCACGCAGCAATTCTCGGTATTGTTCCATATAAGCCATCAGAGGCCGCTTATAATCTACATATGCGTATCTTTCAATGCGCGGGCATTTGTCTATGACACTGCATCCACGCAAATATTCACGCGCAAAGTGTATATGGTCGCAAATCCACGCAGGAATTGCCGGGAATGCGAGATATTCCTGGTGTCCGAAGGGTGAACCTAGCGCGGCGAGAATCATGGGGATTTTGCCCTCATAACTGCACCAGTGGTATTGGTGCACGCCGGAATTGACGGCCACGCTTTTGATGGAAATATCTATATGGTCTTCACCGAGTATATCCTTGACATCGTTTGCGAAATTCTTGGCGTCGTGTAGTGTATAGAAGGGGAACTCACACATAAGTCGCGGTGCTTCGTCGTCGTCGTCGATGAGTATAAATGGATGCATACCTATCATTCGAACTATAAGGCTAATGGCACTGTTATTTGTGGTGAGAGGAAGGAGATTTTGTGTGGATAACTCTACTCCATGTTTCATCATATACGATGTATCCAAGTATAGCTTTTCGCAGGATTGATAGAATTGGCCAATGGTAAGCACTGTTTTGGGTGAACCAATACTTTGAACTTCGGGGAGGGGAGTGCCAGTATATATACCCACATACACTTGGTTGTGTGATTCGAGTGTCTGGCGCATTTCCGATACACGCGTCCATTTATTGGAACCTCGCGAACGCCAGGTAATGAACTGGTGGTCATCTGTGGCAATAATTTCTCGGCCTCCCGTTGTGCGAATCTTATACACCTGGTGTCTGTTCTGTTGGATAAAATGCCCAACCACCTTGGTTTTGGATACATGCATTGTGCTGCCGGGTGCGAATGTAAGCACTTCGTCGCCGGGTTTCACGTGCTGGATTTCTTTTTGGGTACCATCTGCCATCCATACAGTTTCGTGAATATCGAGACATTGGTAAGTATTTCTGGGGGCTTGATTATGTTCCGGGAAGGGAATACAAGATGCGAGAACACCGAAGATAGTGCTGGGATGAATCTCGCAGTGTGTATATCTACGTCGGTCTTTCACTCCCTGTTCCTTCTGTTGGGCTGAAATCATTTGCATCGCAATCATCGAATAATTCTGTTCTTCTGGGTCAATATATTCGATGACTGCCTCTTTTAAATACTCGTCGGACTCTTTGCCTGTACCTAATAGTAAATGATTCCAGCTGTATTTCTTGCTTGCGACACCCTCAATAATGTCGCGGGTTAACAGGACAGAGCCGTTCTTCACACGGAGTAGAGGACGGGTAAGTCTGCCTCCATCACTACATACGCGGATTTCAAGCATTGTGCGGTCAAATACAACACTGGTGTATACATTAATGGTGCCGCGACACTTTTGTTCCTTGAGTTCATTGTAGAATTGCTCCGGTTTATCACAAATGCCGAGCCATACACCGTTCACAAACACTTTGACTTTGCCATACATTTGGTGTATTTCGTGAATATCCTCTGGCACGGTTTGAATCCAGTCCCCGTTCAGACAGAAGTCGTATATGGGTGTATTGTGTATAGGGATAGATACGTGTGCGAGCGAACTGAGGTTTTTGACCACACCAATCGACGCACCTTCTGGCGTTTCTACCGGACAGAGAAATCCCCAGGTAGTGTTGTGCAGTTTGCGTGGTGCAATTAATTCACCGCCTCCCTTTTCAAGGGGAGTATTGATACGACGCAGATGGCTCAGAATAGCAGGGTAAGTTAGACGATTGAGGACCTGTGCTACCCCTGCCTTGCTGGAATTGGACTGTTTGACACTGAAATCGCCGGTGGACAGGGCACGCAGGATTCCATTCTCGATAATTGCCGGTTTTATCATCTTATACACATTCGCAGGATTTAGAATATTCTCGAAATCCTCTTTCGACCTCCATGACCCAGTATTGATTTCACGGAGAAGTTGGGTACGCATTTCCTTGACCATTTTATTGAAATAATTGCGGAAGAGATTGTTGAGCAGGGTGCCCGTCAAATCGATGCGTTTGTTCAAATAAGAATCACGGTCGTCGGGGGATAAATATCCCAGAGATACATTGAGCAGTTTGTTTGCCATATACCCCAACAAGTAAATCCGCTGGAGATTTGTCTTGCAGTGCGGGAAAATGTCGTTGGTTAGAATATCCATTGCATACTCACGGCGTTTGCGTGCAGTATATTCTTTATCTGTTTGGTTAGGGTTTGTGGACACATACGATACTTGGCTGGTAATACGCTTGATTGCGTCTTCCTGTGTAAGGTACTTGTTCGCTTCAATAATCGACGCCTGGAGACACTTCAGGATTTCCGGCTGTCCCTCGGTTTCAATGTCCAATAGAATATATTTGCAAATATCCTTGTCGCTGGTAATTCCGAGTGCACGGAATAACACGAATAATTCAATGGGGATTTTCACACGGGGAAGTTCAACATAGATGGGGTGTCCAAACCCGTTGTTTTTGTTGGAAATACACATTTCAATCTGTTTGGGTGAAATACATTTCGTGTCTGGCACTGATTTCATTTCCGCGTACCACGACCATTTCGTAGTATTTTTACCGTCAAAACAGTAGATACGATTCTCCGCCGCACGCTCTTGCCCCAGCACGGTTTTTTCACTGCCTTTTACCACAAAATATCCTCCGCAATCCATGCTACACTCCCCCAGCGATTTCGGTGGTAAGTGGCGATTGACGCTCAACATACATACCGACGATTTAACCATGATTGGCAGCTGGTTCACAATACGGATTTTAGGCAAGACCACATTAATGATTTGAGGTGTATCCATATTCTCCGTATTTCGCACAATGTATTTGACATGCACATCGACAGTGGTCATTGACCCATAAGTGAATCCTCGCAACTTCGCTTCCTGGGGAAACATTACCTTCGTAGCACCAGTATTTTCGTGGATTTGTGGGGGATACATCTTGTAATTCTCGAAAGACACTTGCATCTCCAAATAGTACTGTTTGTGTTCGGCCACATAGTCATTCTCGTGGCGAATGATGACCGGATTAAACATTTCAATTGTACGTGGGATTTGGACATGCACGAAATGGTCATAGGATTCAATTTGATGACGGACAAGACGTTCTAAATACTGGCCTTCGAAATAGGATTTTATAAGGGTGTGCGGTTCCTCCTCATAAGTGCCTAGGTGCTTCAATACATCAATTAACGGAAATTCCTCCTCTTCCAAGTGTGTTTTTTGAGTAGATGTCGTCATTCTTCTATTTTGTCAGTGAGTGTGTGATTATTATTTGGTTAATGAATACGCTATCTAATTGTTATATCAAATTCACTTTTTTATATTGTTTTACAGGCGGGTATTACATGTATGTATGTCATACATATAATAATGGGGTAGCTTATCGGCGAACTGCCATACGGAACACATAGGAACCATTGCTCTGGTCGCCGCCAAACTTCAAGTCATTGTAAGTGTAGTTGGCCGCGCGTTGTTTCTTGAATGTGGTGTAATCCGATGAGTCAGGAACGAACTTGACGTTGCAAGAGGATGCGGCAATACCAGTGTTGTCGCATTTACGAGGGATTGCGCCAATACCACGTGAATTGCCAGGAACATTGGAGTGGGAAGGATTGGGTCCACCGCACGAGTAATCAACACGGGACAAAAAGTCGCCCAAGTTGTTTACTGCACGAAAAGGTGTAGTAATACGATTATATGACCCTACTTGCCCTCTTGCATATTGTGTATTCCATCCACGTCTAAGGATAGTGCGCATACGAGCATCATCGCCGGATTTATAATTAGTAATTGTTTGAGTAGGTGAGAATCCATCGAATGGTCCACCTCCTAAATTAGAACCTCCGTAGCTGGGCATAATTATTGATATATTATACCATGTAGATATTTAGAAATCTAGTGCACAGATTATACGATGTGCGTAATAAGGTAATTTCATATAAATCGTAGTATTATATATGACATATGAACCAACTAGTATTTGTATCTTACGTTCCCACCGAATATAAGCAATATCCCACTGTACAATTTGCCCTTGAATTCTTCTACACAAACCAACTTCCCTGTATTTTCTTTGACAATGGGAAAGATACATGGATAGATGTCCTACATAATACTCTGGACCCTCCCCCAAGAATCCCCAACCAGCGCAATTTCGAAAAGGATACACGCGAATACATTTTATCTGGCCATCGCAAGCATGAATATTTGGAAAGAGCTATCCAAGAAAACCCCGAAATCACGCATTTTATGTGGATAGACATCAATATATTCTACGACCTTTGGCGGAAAAACATTTGTTATGTCGGAGAATACCTAAAGTGGATGTGTAAATCTATCCCCGCCTGGTCATCCAATATGCTCGCATTCCCCGGAGGTTGGGCCAAAGAAAGTGTCGGTACCATCGCGGATTTGTCAGACAGAGTTTGCTGGCGATTCTGTGGAGGAGTATTCATGGGCGACCGGAATTCACTTACCGAGTGGCTAAAGTCGTATAAATTCTATATGACCAACATGTTATGCGAGGAAAGTGTTCTTACCTGGGATTTCAATATATGGGCGCTCATCGAGCAAAATCTACCACCAAATAAATTAACATGGTATTATGCAAACCACGATGAAACCCTTTTATATATACCCCCCGATTTATATGCGCCTAAATTGAGGGTGTCTCAACAAATACACTTACATAAACATCTACCCCAGTTGGAGGGATTTCATTCCACCTCCATGTCGCATATTTTTTATGAGGGTGAACACTGGACAAATACACGATATGTTAGTTATTC